CCTATTGATAGGGTGGCGAGCAGCTCGCGCCAGAGCATGGCTTGCGCCACCCTATCAATAGGCATTGTACCATCTACGGGCACGAAATCATAGAACCCCGCGATGTCCTCGGGCCGGACTTCAATCACCTGAGGCAGCCCGGTCCGGCGGGCCAGATCCCCGGCAAGCCGCACCTTGATCGGCTCGGTGTATAGCTCTTGACTGTTCTGGAGCAGAACCTGGGCCAGCGGCTCCCAGCCGATGACGGAGCAGAATTCGGCCAACACCTTTAGACGGTTGATGCCGAAGGAGGTTGCTGTGCGGACCTCCGTGGCGGTCTTGCGCCCACCGGGGTACACCACCCCCATCATGTTGTCGGTCACGCCCGTGACCCGCTGGATCAGCTCCATTAGGAGCTTCACATCCTGAAAGTGGGTCACCGTGACGTCCGCGATGGACACTTGGGCGAACGCCGTGCGCGGGTCGGTGCCGTAAGCGGTGGGCAGCAGCTGGGCTATAAAGCCCGGGCCGCGCTCCAGCTGCGCCACGTTGATCCGCGAGGGATCCACGATGAGCTGGTTGTTGAGCATCTGACGGACGTTCGCCATGCGGCTGTCCACTAGCCAGTTCAGGACGTCCGACAGTGGGGCGGTGATTTCGAGCATGCCCCGGGAGCTGTGGCTGTAGCCGTCGAACTCGTAGGTCTGGACGAAGTACGGGAACTGGCCGTGCGAGAGGCCCAAAGGCCTCGCCCCGATGATTACACGGCCCTCGGCCACGGTGAAGACCCACTTCTCGGGCCAGACTTGGTCACCCAAGCCCCACTCAGCTGGGGACAGCTCCCACACGATCTCCCACAGGCGGACCCGGCTCGGCGTGCGGCTCCGCTCGTCGAAGCGCATGGACATGCGCCATTCGTCCACCTCCTCGGGGAGGTCCTCCGGGAACCGCTCTTCCCGACCTGTGTAGTCGGCCATGCCACGGGAGATCTGGTCCACGTTGAAGTAGTCGCCGGACTCGGAGCGGCGCAGGATCTCATTCCAGCTCACGATCACGCGCCGACCGCAGAACTCTCCGCTCTGGAAGTTCACGAGGGACACGCCCGGGTCCACGATGAAGTCGTACGGGCTTACGTTGATGAGCCGGTTGCCCTCGTACGTCGTGATCAGGTCATAGACCTCTTCCTCGCGCCGGGTCCCGGGGATCGGAATACCCATGAACTCCCGCGGGACCTCCACGCGACGGCGGACGCCGGTCTGCTCCACGGCCCAGTAGTTGCATACGACCCCCACCCCGTACTTCACAAGGTCCATAAGCCAGATGTAGAGGGGAACCAGCATCCGGCCCACGTGCACTTGGTAGTCAATGATGGCCTCCACGGCCTGGGTCTGGGCCTCGGCTTGGCCGTGCCGGCCCACGTACTGGAAGATGGGAGAGCGGGCCAAGAACACTGACGCGAGGTAGGTGTGGGCGGCCATCGCCATGGCGTAGCTGTAGGGGATGAACAGCGTGCGGTACTGGGGCTTGCCCGCTTCCCGCTTGGCGCGGCGTTGCGCCTCGGCCTCCGTCTCGGGGATGTAGGCCTTGAAGTGCTCCTCAGCCTTGCGCCATGCGGCGTAGCGCTCGGCCATCTTGCGGCGCGAGGCCATGTAGCGCTCCGTCAGGGCGTCCAGAAGGAGCCGGTGCTTCTCGGAATCGTACGGGATTACGGTGCCCACCCTACAAACTCCTCCACCGGCGCTACCTCGTAGAGGGGCGCGACCTCTGGCAGCGCCAGCTCTTGGGCCGCCTCCACGGCCCGCGCCACGGCGTCAATGACATCGTCGTGCTTCCCCTGCGGGAAGACGCCGAACTGCTCGATGAACTCCCGGTGGGCGCGGTGGACGTACAGCCGGCCCTGCGACGCAATGCCCGATAGGGCTTGGTCCACGCGGTGGACCTTGCTGCGCCGGTCCGAAGGGCTGTCAATCTGCACGTACCGCCCACGGTTCCGCATCGCGTTTTCGAGGATCCAGCGGAGGGTGCGCTGGTAAGCGACGCCCTCCACCCGGACCTTGAGAGGCCTCCACTTGTCGAGGAGGCGGAAGAACTCCGCCACGGTCCACTCGGGTGTGTGGCCGCGTGACATGGAGTAGTCGAGGAGGAAGTAGCCGCTCTTGTTGAACCCAACAACGGCGAGGACCTCATAGTCCCGGTCCCCTAGACCCTTCTCCAGCTGAGCGTCTGTGACCGGCGGCACCGGGTCAATTCCCATCACGGTGACAAGGCCCTCGGGCAGCGCCTCCCAGTACTTGAGCCACTCCAAGCGGAACCGCGCCCCTTCCTCGCCTACGGCGGTGCACTCCATCTCGCGGAGCCACAGGCGGAGGTAATGCTGGCCCCGGCGGATGTGCGCCTCTTTCTCGGCCTTGAGGGTCTCCGTAGGAAACCTCTCGGGCCACCGGCTTTCGCCGTTCTCGTCGAAGACGCCGAACTTGCGCGAGGCCCAGGACGGGTCCCGGTGGCAATTGTTGATCAGGTCATCCTCGTGCAGTGAGGTGGCCAAGATCACGATCTTGGCGTCCGGGCACTCGGTCTCCGGCGCGAGGCTCTTGTCCAGCGCACCGAAGACAAGGTCCTCGATCTTGCGGCGCTGCTCGGGCGTGGCCGCGGTTTCCTCGTTCATGGGATCGTCTACGACGATCAGGTCAGGACGGTAGTCCCCGATGTTGATGCCGCGGATCTGGCCGGTGATGCCGAGGGCCATGACCGTGGCCCGATGGCCGAACGGCTTGAGGTGGATCTCCAGCACGTCCTCGGTCCAGCGCCGGCCCTTCTCCACACCGAACACCGTGGTCCAGAAGCGATTGAACTCGACCTGAGTCCGGAGCCAGTTCAGAGAGGCCTTGGCATGCTCTTGGCTGAGGCCAACGAAGAGCACCGTGCGCGAGACGCCGTACACGAGGCGCTTTGCAACGTAGGCCCGCAGGATCGTGGTCTTCGCCGCGCCGCGGAACATCTCCAGCGCGACACGGCGGTGGTTGGGATCCTCCAGGATCTTGAACACCTCCGCGTGAAAGGGCGGAGAGGGCTGGCGGAACGTCCCCTTGAAGAACGTGCGGCAGAACAGCAGGGGATCAATCGCGCACGCCTTCACCAGATCCGATAAGGAGGACTCTTTCATCCTTTCTCGGCACGGACTCTCGGTACTGCTCGGCGATCTTGCGAGCCTCCATCAGCTCCGTCGCGGTGACGTGGAAGTGCAGCTGGGGCTGTGCCGGTGCCGGTTCCGGCGCAGACTTCAGCAGGTCCATGACCGCACGCTCGCTCAGCTTGCCTTCCACCAGCAGCTCCTCGGCTCGCTCCGCGGCAAGGAGCCGAAGGGCCTCAAGGCGGGCCTTCAGGCTCAAGACGGACTCTGCCCCCAGCTCACGCGCGCGTGCCGCGTACTCCGCCTTGAAGCTGTCGCTCTGCACGAGCTGCGCTACCCAGCCCGGGCGCAAGCCCAAGGCCTTCGCGCAGTCGCGCACACGGCCCTCCGGATTCAGGAGGTACCAGTGCAGTACGGCCTGGGCCTTCGGCCCCATCACAGCCACAGGATACCTTGGCCCGCCAGGGCCTGTCAAGAGGGGTGAACACTGCAACCGCGCAAGCACTAACCAAGTGATCACATGGTGACATTAAATGGAACTGTGTTAGCGGGGCGTGGGGGAAGGGGACGCGCGAGGCCGAGGCCGGCATGGGGGGATTGGCTGGCTTCGCTGCCGCGCGCTGTCGCGGGAGTGCGCATGACTTTGAACTTTGCGCGCGCAGTGTGCGCATGGCTGATGCGCAGCAGGTGCGCAGAGGTGCGCATGGCTGATGCGCAGCAGGTGCGCAGAGGTGCGCAGCAGCGGCACACTGCTGATGCGCGGTAGCGCGCAGCAGGTGCGCATGGCTGATGCGCGGTAGCTGGAGACACTGCCGCGGTAGCGCGCGCATGCGGCACACTGTGTAGCGCGCTAGCTAGGACACTGCCGCGGGCCAGGCATGCCGGCGAGGTTAAGGTATCTTAACGTTAAGGTTTCTTAATGGTGCACCAAGCTGTGCTACAATGGAGTTAGGGAGTAAACCCATGCGCTATTTCCACATCAGAATCGAAGAGCTCGAGGGTACGCCCGCGCAGGCGTGGGCGGACATGAAGAAGACCGCCAACTGTTTGGCGGACAAGCTGCTCGAGCTTGCCCGCCAAGAGGCCGCACGCGTCAAAGAAACGTGTGGCCAGGACGTTTCCAAGTTCGACCTCGCCTTCGCTGAAGGCGAGGTCGAGATCGACCTCACTTGGGGGTGCGTCTCCGTGCGCACCCCCGTGCACGGGGGTGCGCACTTTCCCATTAATCCCGACCGTCACTGGTACCTACGTGCTAGTGACCTTCGCGCCATGATTGAGCTCATGGCGCGAACCGTGCAGCATCCCGGCATGGTCCGGGATGCCGTCGAGCGTTCGCTCGACGACTAACCCCGTGGGGGGCGGACACTTGTCCGCCCCCCCATTTTTGTTTTCGGAGGTAGGTTATGACTCGTGCTAAAAAGTTAGAAAACTTCGGGCAGCTGGAAGCTATGTTTCCTGCTGAACTCCACGATGCGCTTGCGCGCCTTGCGCAGGACGCTGAGTATATCGTGGTCTATGAAGTTCTCGACCCCTGGTCATCCCGGTTTGGGGAGCGCTCAGCGCTGAAAGTCGGGCCGGGATGCAGCGTGGAAACGTTAGATAAGGCGCTAAGCATCTGGCTGGGTGACTTGCCGAGCCACCGGAAGTACCCGGTGGCTTACTGGGAAGTCAAGGCGGAGTAGCATACCAGGGAGTAGGGCATTGACACCCTACTCCCTTTTTATTTTCAAGCACTTAACGAAAACGAAAGCCGAACGAAAACATGGGCTGGCTGGCCCCATTTAATGCGACCATTGTCCAACAACCTGCAACCATTTGGGATTGCGGCTGATTGCGGCCGTTTGCGGAAAATTTCGGCTGATTGCGGTCGGAAGCGGGCGGTAGCGGGCGGTAGCGGGTCATTGCGGCCATTTTCCCGACCCCCGGGCTTTCGCCGTGGGTTTAGATGGTGCCATTTGGAGAGATGGTTCCATCTGTATAGGGGTATTATTAAAAAAAATTAATGTTGGAGAACTATATATAGGCATGGCATCATTATTACATACACATAGCACCATACAAAAACACGCGGCAACATACCCCGGGGTCACGGAAATGGCCAGAATCAGCCGCTATCAGCCGCTTGCGGCCGCTTTCAACCGCAATCAGCCGAAATGAGGGTGAAATGGTCACCAATGGTGCTCAAAAGCACCATACACCTTCGGGCTTGCGCCGGATAGCTCAAGTGTGCTATAATAGGTAGGGGCCGCTGCCGGTTACGGCCCTCTGGGAGG